CGACAACTTAATAAATGAATCTTACTCAATGCTATAATTTCAACTCCTAACACAGGCCCAACTTCAATACCCAATAAGGTTACAATACTCTTTGGATTTACACGTACTCCTCGCGGATTTACATGAAAAAGGGACTTAAAGGCTCAGGAGCCTACTCTAATAGACTTACATAGACCATAAAACTCAATTAAGGATTCTCGCATTCCGGGAATTACCGTCATTATAAGTTATGAACTAAAATAAATATAAAATAAATAAATAAAATACAACGACTGATTTTCTCAGTTGGAGAACCAAGTTCTCTCGACAATGTTTATATACCGACCGTCTCTGTCGGTTCAATTCTTTGAATTGCGTCATGCTAGTCACTGGAGGCGCGCAAAACCCCTTACCAATATGGTAGACTGCAGATCCATGATCCCCATGGATAGGGATTTATTTCTTCAAGGAAAATAAACAAACCTAGTAATTTAAAGTTTCACTAAACTTCAAGAAACTTACTATCCCGCCTCTTATGAGGGCGGTTAAAACAAACTAAATAGCTGTAATGACCAATGAACCAGCCGCAGAAGGAACCTGCGTTGCATCAGTAACATTAACCAAAAAGTTAAGTGTATCTGTGCCATTCATTGAAACATAAACCTCATCACTCAAAGTTGCAGAAATGTAAGCCGAAGCCAAAGTTGTATCCAATTGTGGATACAAATAAGCTCCAGCAACAATGTCTACAGCATTCTTTTGTAAACTAATATAAGCTGAGGTTATACTGGAAGACGCTGTAATAACAGCCTTTCCATAAATAAGATAATTACCAGCTGGAAGACTAATAATACCAGATGCATTTGTAGCAAGCAAACCATTAACAGTAGCAGTTTGCAACAACAAATTAGCACTAACTGTTGAAGTTAAAATTTGTGCAGCAGAATTTTGAAACCAAGCAACCTGATTGTTTCTTGGTACTGTTGAAGTGCTCTCCAAAACAGGCACATCAAAAACAACTGTATAACGAACATGCAACTCACCTACTGATGCCGTGCTCGCATTTCCAATAGTTGAAACAGCTAAATTACCAACATCATACGTTTTAATATCTGCACCACCAGGTAAATTACCAGGACGCACATACTTAGCATCTGAATTCTGAAACATCTCACGTGGACTAGCCCTAAGTAAAATACGCTCATAAGGCATAGCATCTACATGTGGATCAGTATCTTCACATTGTGTTTTATTTGCTGGTGGTGGATCAGCTGCATCATAATCCAAACTTAAAATAATCTTTCCAGTTTGACCATTAGCTGCATAAGCTGAAACCTCAGGCTTATAATAAAACTCAAGCGACTCAAAACGGTATTTCTCCCATTGAGCAGCTTGTTTAGATAACCAAGGAAAAGTCAAAGCTTGACCAGGGTTAACTGCATAAGAAGTAGTTGCAAAAGCAACACTGCCATTAATCTCAGCAATATATTCATCTTCAGAAACACGACAAGTTCTACGTCCTCTAGCATTATTACCAGAGGGAAAGAAATTCGAACGTGATCTTTGACCCCTTGTTGACATCATGACACCACCCCTCTTACGTTTATTCTGACGGTTCCTTTGTCTTCGGCGTCTTTGGCGCTTCGGAACGGGAGCAGTCTGACTCCCTTGCACTTTTTGTGTAACGACGACAGTGCGTTTTCGCCGGGTCCTCTTAGGACGTTGAGGTAAAGCAATAGTATTCATCGGCTTCACCCTTTTTATATCGCTTATTAATCTTTCTCGCTTTCGATACATTTGCAACGTCATTTTTCCTTTAGCTTCTTGCTTTCCTAAAAAGAGTAACCGGAGATCATTCTCAGTTGGTATCTGGTACAATGCTTCCTTCCAATCTCTATTGGAAGCTAAAACACTACCATATTCCTTAACCAACCAAGCTATGAGCTCCCTCAAATAATCCCTCATTTGCTTATCAGCCCAACCAACTCTCAACATTGCTGATGCTCGAATGAGAGTATATGCTGGATTATTTGGATAACGTGAATATAAAAGAGAAGTCAATAACTTATTTCTATTATACAGTGGGACAGCAACGCCATCTACATAAACTGTATACGCAGATAAGAAATCTAACTCCTCAACAGGACGTGGTATCAAACTATCAGTAGTTGTAGTGATACCTATTTCCTTCCAAACACCAATCAAAGACTTGGCATTGAAGAAAAGAACAGCTTTATCAGAAACTGTCCAAGTGTTGTCATCACCACAAAGTGCTAGAGCTAAATTTTCCTCAAAATCACCTAATGATAACATATCACTTGGAGCATTCATTATCCATCCATATGCTAACAATATGAATAAGATAAGAGTATTATCTGATATAGTGTTGACTGAACCAGAGGGGTTACCTCCCTTCTTCAGTACAAACACACCATCTGAAGTAATAATCAAAGTGTTAACCAAATTTCTATAATAAATACGCAAACGCATAAAGTTATCAACACTTTGATCTTCAGGTCGAAGCATATGCCAGCGAAACTCTGCACAAGCCCACATCAAGTAAGCTCGCAGAGAAGAATCATATTGACTTTCATCAAGCGCAAAACCATTAGGGTGTGCTCGTAACTTACTTATAAGCTCATCCCAACCCCTATATTGCGTTGAAAAACCAACAACACTAGCTGTCTTTAAATGAGAAGCATAGAAACGTTCATTCATATCTTCAAATAACCTATTTCCGTGTATTGTCATCTCAATAGGACCAGCAGTGAAAGTACGTATACTATTTGCATCTATCTTTTCTTGTGGACGCACCTCTTCTTTCAAAGAGTTTCCAAAAACAGCAACATACTCATCACTTTTCAACCGATCCCAATCATCCTGCATAAACTGAGAGAATTCACTCATATTCTCAATCATTTCACGCTTGTTAGCATACTTTTTGTTCCAAGGAAAACCTGCACTGGTAGTTAAATCCAAACCAGCAACAACTTCTTCTTGTGTTTTAACCCTAGAACAAAGCATGTAAGGTCCAAAATGTCTTTCCATCCACTGACACGCAGTGTTCATGGCGACAACTTGCTTGCTACTCATACCAGGCACATCCTTGGCATACTTCGCAAGTGATAGATAAGCAGCCTCCTTATTCGGTTCAGGAAGGCCCCATTTTGCACGATCAACACTATGATGTGTTTCATTTTCAAAACGGGCTACTGAAATATCCAATGATCTCCGATTCTTACCATTAAAAACCTTTGGTACACGGGCAATAATTGGAAAATATTCTTCAGCTAAGTGCTTATCATGGAGTTCGTCAACCCATATACATTCCCGAGGACTTACTTGCAATGCCTCTGGATACCGCCTCCAAAATTCCTGCTCAAACAATACAGCAGGAATTGGAGGCTCTATGGAAAATTCATAGAGGCGAGAGTAGGTCGATTTGCTTTAAGCGCATCAACCATTTTTGGTGTAACAGGAAC